TCGCTGTATGATTATTATGGAACTTGCCGCTTCTATAAATCATAGAACACTCTTCTTTGTCATCGAACGCTTGAAATAACATTAGCTATAGACTATTATTTTCTTTTAAAGAAGTCAAGTATCTTTTTTGTTGTAGGATGATTTCGGAAAGAAATATTGTTGCTTGAAATATACCACTTTGATCAAATTTGTTCATAACTCTTTTTATAATGCGATTAGAAATTTTTTTGTTTATTGCCTTCATAAGCCCATTTTCTATCAACCTTAAACGGACATATTTACCAAATAAAAATCTTTCAGAGTACATTTCTAAAAACTTTTCATATGAAGGCACCATTTCTCCTCCCTCAACGTTAGAAAATTCTACTTCTCTAGGCCTTCTTGTAACTTTAGTTTTATATAAAGACGACATAACATCATTTTTCACACAATTGGACGTTTTAATTTTATTAATATAAGGCCGTGTAGAAATTATAGTAATATATGAACCATATAAATAACTTTTAAGCGCTTCGTAGCTTAAATATTCTGATTGATAATAGTTTGTGGCAAACATCTCTTCTCTTGTAGTCAAGCCGTATGGTTCCATATATTGTTTCATAAACTGTGAATTTAAATTTGCGACAATAGACCATGGTATATGTTTATTAATATAAAATCCATAAGACGCAGCTAATCTCGCATAATCAGTAAAAAAATCGTTAGAAAGGTAGTTTTTCCATTTTATGTTATCATCATCATATTCGTCTGTTGCAAACTCTATAATAAGACCACTACATGCGTTGCTAATACCATTTGAAAGTAGATATGCAGTTTTTGTAAAAGGTAGCGATGGTGCTGATTTTGCATATGCCAAGAATTCGTCTATAAAATCAGAAAAATTGTTTATTTTGCTATATTGCGATAAATCATTTAAAAGAAAATCACCAAAAGGAGGGTGGATTACATTTAGATAATATTCATGATATTTATCTGTTACATCAACCCAAGCTTTAACCGGCTTTGTAACATCGAGTATAGAAGACATACAAGTTCGTAAGCTTTTTACGGCCGTATCGGCAGCGCTGGCAAAATCGTTATAAGCATCGGCAACGAAATTAATCGCAAATTTGTTATTTCTAATTGGTTTGAGCAAGCTAGAATCTGGAAATACTGGACGGCCGAGGGTGTCTACTTTCCCAAACAAAGGCCTTTTATACCAAATGTCAATTGGTTTTGGGGTATTAACTGAATATACTTCGTCCGATGTTTTATAATATTTTCTTTGCATAAAAAGATAATCTGAAGGTAGATCATTTTTTCCAAACGGTTCGACTGATATTCCATATCTTGGCATTTATTTAATCACCTTAATCGGCATTGGTCCAGCCATCGCTTTCCATTGCTTTTTCGGCAGCTGCTTCCTGTGCTGCAGCTTTCTTGGCGGCGGCCGACTGCTTCTTCTTCATTTCTTTGTTTTGTTTCTTTAGTGCTTTCGTTTTTGCCTTCATTTCTTGTAATTTTCGCTCATTCTCGCTAGCGAGACGCGCAGTTTTCTCCTCAGTAGTTTTAATTTTCGTTTGCAGACGCATTGCCTTCGCTTGTTTAATAGCAGCTGGAAGGTTTTTATCTGAGGTATCTTTCACTCCATGGACCAATGCTAGAACGCGATTCGCAAGGACTGCTCCTAATTTTTTTCCGGCAGAAATAGTCAGATTTCTTATCGTTTGTGTTGACAATGCCAAATGGCCAGTTACAATTGTCGTAAAATGTCCACCAGCTTTATATGAGTGAGAAAGTTTAGTAACAGCATAATAGCCATCTAAATGAAACCAACTTTTTGCTTGCTTAGTGTTCAAAGATGGCGACTCTATATAAAAATAACTTCCTAACTGAAAATATGGGGCGCCCATCAAAGTCAGTTCTATGGTAAAAAATACAGGGATGTTTCCTTTGTCCGTGGCTCCTTCTATCGCTGTTTTGTTCATTTCATATACCGCTTTTTTCAAACCTTCATCTGCGATTTCTGTTACTTGTATCTTTTTCTGCGCTCCTCCAGCGGGCCCGCCAATAAACATGTGTGGTATATTACTTTTTTTATTTGCAGAAAAATTGCCTCCTAGTAATGCTAAATCTTGGCTTCGATCATCTTGAGCATGAATTACAACTCCAACATAAGAAGTATCATGGGCGCTATTGATGATGTTTTTTGGTTCGCGATCTATAATGTAACTGTTGCCATCTTTTTGAAGTGGATAAGTGTAAAACAATGGCTTAAAGTTGTTTTTTGTGCTTGTGTTTTTCAGTAAAAGAAATTTCCTTTGTTGAGCCAACACCAGTATGTGTAAAACTTCACGTATAAGTTCTTTTATGGTGAAAGTGTTTTTATTATTTCCTGTCAATTTGTCACCAAACATTTTTTGTAGCGCATCAATATCAATAGGTATATCATATAATGAAAAAGTTTCGTCGCGACCAGCTTGAAGCACGCTCTTTAAAGTAACGTTATTTAACATAAATATAGTGTGTCTTACTTTAATGTCGTCTTTTCCTGACCCATTTTCTTTAATATGTTTTATTAGTATACGCAATAAGTCTCCAAATAAGATATATTGAATGCTTTTATAAAACATCAAATCATGCTCAATCTTTGTTTGACTCAGTTCTCCTCCAATATCTTCAGTTAGTTTAGTAATCTTTGAGTTGGCTTCTTTGAGTTCCTCACTTCTTACCTTCAGCGCCTTTTCGATATATCTACCTTGCTTTTCGAGGCCCGCCTTGCTTGTTGCAGTCGCCCCCAATCGAATGTCGTGACTGACGTCGGTTTGGCTACACAGGCCTGTGTCCATTCGATACTGTGGCCTTTCCATCCCCTTTGGTTCATTGTGGACTTGCCGGCCTGCTAATACACCGTTGGTCTCAAGAACGTCTCGCAAACCGGCCATTTGCCATCGGTCGGCGCATGAGCCCGCGAGCTGGGTGTCTAGTCTTTCTTTTTTCCATAGTTTCTTTTCGTTAACACGTTTTTGTAAATCTTTAAGATTATTTATATCTGCAGCTAATATTATAGCTTTGTTTTTCTCGTGGGCAAGATTGCCTGCCTTTTTTTTCGCAGCCTTCTTAGCTGCGGCCTCGTGTTTCTGCATCAGCGCAGCGTAAGTCTTGTTGTCAGTCGGCTTTTGCTTGGGCTTCTTTGAAGTCGGAACAGCGCTAGAATCAAAATAATCTTTAATCCTGTCTGATATGATAGATTCTTTATAATCATGCATATCATCAGGGTCAAGTTTTGTCTCCCCAATTAACTCTTTCTGCGACCATATTAGTTTTTTCAATAGGTTATTAATTTGTTTTTTGCGTGATATTACTGTTTCCGCGCGGTAGTCGGCTATTTGCCTTTTGACGGCGGCGTCCATGGCTGCAAGCCTCCTTTCAATTGGTGCAAGGAGTCTTATTTGGTCTTCGATTAGACCTAAACGGTCGCCAAACGCTTGCATAAGAGCACTTTCGCTTGCAACAGCGCTAAGAACTATATCTTCGTCTTGCGCATTGCGGCCGGGGCCTGAGCCACGGAGGCCCATTAAGCCCCCCGCAGCGCTGCGGGGGAGCTTCCCGCGGGCCTTTGAGTATGCTTCTTTAAAGCCTTTTCCTCCTATTTTGCCACCAGCGGCAAAATAATCTTGAAGCGGGGCGAGGTGTGTAGCGGGATCGTATCCGCCCGACGAGTCCGGAGAGTATGCAAGCATGGTCTTTAACAGATCTGTGGGTTGGACCTCTCGCACGTTTTTCAGCTTATCCGCATAAGGCTTCCCGGCAGCTTTCATAGTGCGCTCGGACACAAACACTTCCCTGCGCTGTTTCTCGTTGAGGGGTCTAAAAACAAAAGTACCATATCGAAATGGTTTATCTTGCAGCGTTTTAATTTGTGTTTTTATTGGCTTCATTTCCTCCTCAATAGACTTTTTTTCCTTTGCGCCGATTTTCTGCATGAGCGCAATCCGTGCTTGTTCCTGCTTCTTTTGATCCTCTAAGTCCAAAATTAAAAAATTAAATTTTTCATCATCTCCCACCAATGACTCTTCAATAGCTTGAAATTTGACTTTTACACTAGTTTTTAAGTTCTCCTCTATATTTAAATCACTCTTAATAAATGAAAGATTAGCTATAAAAGTTTGTACATCTTGTCCTAGTGCATATTTGTTTCTTAATTCCTCGTTAGCTGTCGAATAGCCTATCTCCAGCTTAAGACTGTGAGCCCATTTTGCTTGCGATGAAGACCCTAAACCGCGAAAAAGATCAGCATAAGTAATGGTAGATAAACCAGGAACTGGATTTAAAAAGGTATTGATAGAATCAAAAACAAGGTTCAGCGTAGTATTATATATTCGGCCAGTAACTGGATTTGCTGATCCATCAATCTCCATGTCAAAACTTTTTAACCCTATTGCATTGCCGCTGTAATAATAATCTGATGTGTTAGTTAGTGTTTTGTTTATATTTGTAGGTGCTGTTAATGGGATTGGAATACACATCCCCTGCAATACAAGATATAATTTAATTTGTGGCGTCATTTGCGCATATTCATGCGGGCTTAACATGGTTAAAAAGTCATATAATCCGTTAAAATCACCCCGGGTTTTATTCGCAATGGTCTTGTTTACTGAATCATCAACATCGTAGCTACGCGATGATCGCTTAGCAACGTGTGCAGTGTACTCGGATGTATTACTAGCCATCCAATCCAACAAATACATTTGCTTATTAAAATAAAGCTCTTGTAGTCGCTTTTTTTCTTTTTTCTTTTCAGCATCGGATTTTTTAGCTGCAGCTGCTACGTTATTTGACGCTGCTTTTTCTTTCTTTTTCTTCGCCTTGAGCGCCGCCAACGCACTCCAGTCCCCCTTTATCCCTTTTACCATATTATATCTCCATCGCGGATAATAAAATTTCCAGCGGTGTAGGAATAAACATAGTGTCACCTACTGATATATCTGTTTCTAGAGGTGTATTATTGATAAAAGCTATTACCCACCAATAACCCGCGCTTCCATAATAGTGATGGGCAAGTTTAAACAATCTATCGCTTGAGGTCCAAATATGTGGTTGGAAGTTTAAACTTGCAAAAACACTATCATCCAAGTTAAATCTATCAAAAGAAAAATGAGCAATAGAATTCATATCTCTTCTAGAAATAATGTCTTGATATTCGACATTTTGATTTATAACAATTGTGGTGTTTCTGTATCTATTAATGCTCATTTTGTTTTCTTAGGCCTAAATCCTTGCGGGACGGTATCCGTCGGGTTCTCGCCCGAACCGCTATTGTCAGCTGGCGTTAGCGTACCCGCGCCCGCTGAATATGCAAATGACCCATCTGCCATCCTGAACCCCTTATCGCTCCAACCGGGCTGTACAGCGTGAAGTACAGTAAGATCAAAAGTAATCTGAAATAGTCTTTCAAGTTGACCTTTCACTGTGTTTTTACCCGGTATTCCGCGCGCAGAACCAGGATTAATATTTAAGGCTTTGATATATCCTTGCACCTTAGGTATATATGTATCGCCTTTAAAGCTAACTTCAAAAAATGGTGGCGCTTTTAAGGCAGTGCCGGCGTCATTATATCGTGGATAATTGAACCTTACAAACTTATCAACTTGCTTCATCATCTCCAGCGCGGCTGTATTCTTGGAGGCATATATAGTAAAATCAAATTTGATATTTCTATTAGTATGTGAATATGTTGCGATTGGATCCATTTTACCATATGCTTGTTCTTCGGACCATGTAGGGCTAAAATTTTGCTGTATTATGCATTTAACGGTGTTAAACGTGACTGTTGGAGTCTGAGGCACGTGCAACGCTTTGATATTTAGTGTAAACTGAGATCCGATTTCGTTTCTTAACGCAGTTGAGGTAAGTGCAGCGCCGGTCGCAAGGGCGGCGCCTGGTGTCGGTGACGCCATTAGATATTAATCTCCATATGTGTCTCTAGAACATCGGTTGCAATTCTGCGTGTATGTTTCGCTAGCACATCACTATCTAGTTTCAATGTTACATTAATTATTTGTTCTTTCTTTAAATCCTCCGGTGGTGCCGGTGTTTGCGTTGGTGGTAAAGTGGTCATATTTGTGACTACGCTAGCCAATGTTTGTAGGTTTTTGTTATTTATAACACTGCTTGCTGGCGGCGCAACCGTTAATTCTGGTTTCGCTCTGCCATCGCTAGAATCGCCAGTAATTATTGCTTGACCGTTGGCTACTTGTGCGATACTAGTACCACTCTTTCTCTTTACATTGTCTGTACCACCTTCGAATTCATCGATCATTCCTAGCACAGCGTTCGTGCCGGCTGCAATGACCCTGTGTGGCGAAACGGACTGCGCCACGCTGGTTATCTTGTCGCCTACTGAAGAAAACCCCAAAGCAGATATTATCTTACCAATCAGTCCTGCGCCCTCGGCTATGAGTGTAATCACCCCTAAGAACGGGACTGCTAGCGCGTGGGCTACGCCAGATATGAGATACGCCATACCTTTTAATATCATTTTAAAAGCACTTTTAAGTAACCCTAACAATCCCATAAAGGCACTGCCCAACCAGTCAAAAAGCGCGCCCCAGTGACCTTGCATAGCATAAATTATCAACCCTAGAGCAACAAGACCGGCGCCGATGGCCAGAACAGGCGCCATAGCTGCCCAACCCGTTGCCGCTGCAGCCGTTTCCGCAGCTGCGACCCCGAACCACATCGTCTTTATCATATTTAAAAATAGACTGATTTTATAAAAACTTTGCATAGCAAACACTATACCACCTATTATGGTTGCAATGGGGAGTATGGCTTTCTTGAATTCGAGCCATTTCTCATGCATCCATTTGACTTTATCACCGGCCTTGGCCACGGCTGCAGCTACGGCCTCTTGGGCTAGCACTTCTCTCTCTTGTAAAAGTATTTTCCTTTCAGCCTCTTTTGCTAGCTTATCCTGCTGACTGGCTAATCCTTCAGTAGCTTCCATAGCTTTGTCTATATCCTCAGCATTAAAAATCTTTTGCGCAACATCAACTCCAACGCCCATAGACTGCGCTATCAAATCTTTTTGGAAACGACCAAGTTGATCAAACTGTTTACCGCTTTGTGCCATAGCATTTCTAAGCATCTCAATTCTTTCTTCTTCTGTAGCGTTTAACAGGTCCATCGAGTTTAAAAGAGGGCCACCAAGCATATAATTCAATTTGGCCGCAGAGTCTGCTGCGCCTTCAAATGTATCGAATTGTTTTGCAACATTGAGAAGATCGCTCATTTCTACGCCGGCTTTTTTAGCTGTAACCGCTAGCTGCTTAAACATAGCAACCCCTTTTTCTTTACCATATCTCATAAACATGCCCATATTGCCATTTAAATCCGACATTAACTTGTTGGGGCCAACTTTTAATGCTCTCGCAAAAGTGGTTATATTTTCAGTTAGCTCCTTCACTTCTTTAGGAGTAGATTTAAAACCTTTGCTTAAATGATCTATAGTTTTAGCGGCAGTCTCTGCTTGAACTCCAAAACGTCCCAATACTACGGTATGCTCGGCCATCATTTTTCTTTGGTCTGCCTCAAGATCTGAAAAGGCCAGGGAGTTTTCAAAAAGGCCTTGATATGCTTTTTCAGTTTCTGCAAAAGTATAATTCAAGCCGTTAAATGTCTCTTTAAGCTTTTCCATTTCTTCACCGTATTCTTCAAGCGCACCGGTCGTTCTTACAAAGCGAATATCAGTTTCTGTTAGTTGCATCCATGGACCATTAATATCCATTATACTTTGACCAAAGGATGTGCCCATTTCTCCCAACTTACCAAAAGTAGTTTTTAACACATTGGCCTTTGTTGCCATTTTTGCAAATGTTTTCTGCGCTTTGTCGAGCATATCAGGCATACTGCCGCCTTCGGCGCCTATATCAATTAAATGATCTAAGAAGGTACCGGCACCAGTTACTAAGCCGAGTTGCTGTTTGACTGAGTTTTCTAAAAGGGCACCAAACTCACCTTGAGATTTGACTGTCCTTTCTTTTGCAACAACATCTTTAGCAGCTTCTTTATTTAAGTTTTTTTGACTGGATATCTCTTCTTCTAATAATTGATTGATTTTGGCTTCATCGGTGATGCCACTGACATTAATGTCGGCAATCTTTTCTTTTTCAGCGGCTTGCGCATTAAGCACATCCAATTGCTTGTCTAGGTTTTGAATCGTTAATGCGTGTGTTTTTTTATCCTCTTCGCTAAACAATTGCAACTTGGCATCAATGGCAAATTTCTCGGTGCTGATTCTCTTTAACTCTTCTAAGGCTTTTAGCCTTTCTTCGTCTGCCTTTTGTGTTAGTTTTAAAACTTCTAAAGTTTTTTCAGCGTCTGTTGCAAATTTTGCCTGTTTGTCCCAAATGTTTGTAAAATGCTCATCTAGTATTTGTGACCCCTCGCCCATATCCTCAAGATGTTTTTTTATTTCTGTAAAAGCATAATTAAGCTTAGCTGCTTCGCCGCCGAGATGGCCAGCATTGCCGCCTGCTGTTTCGAACTCTTCTTTGATTTTGGTAATAACTTTCTTAAGTTGATTAGCAAGTTCAAGATCTTGTGGAGTAATAGGTCCATCAGCCACTGGTTATGTTCCTTATTTTAATGGCCATTTGATGCCAGTTTCTTGTTCAAAACTGCGAACTGCTTTTTCCAACGTATAACGACTGTTTAAAACAACTGGATCATTGAGTCCATTTTTCAAAAAAGAATCCATATACTTCTTTTCAGAAGCTACAACAGCAGCCAAAGCCTGAACATCTTTGGGGCTTCCTTTAATTGTGAAATATTCACGAAAAGAGGCGCCAGAAGGGGCAAACATATAATAAAGCATTTGTTTAAGTTTGGCACCGAACTTAACAAGAGAAGGACTCTCTTGCAATAATCTTGCCTCATTTAAGTCGATAACAATTTTGTCTTTCATACAGATAAATAGTTATTTAACTAAAAACGTGGTGGTCCAGAAGATTTATTATTTGAAGTAGCTTTTTTCACTTCTTCATTCTCTTTTTCTTTATGACTAGCTAATAGTTTAAAATACCAATCTCTAAGACCAATCGGAAGGCTATATAGCTCAAACAAGCTCCAGCCTCCATAGTATTTCATATAAAAGAATTGTTCATATATGTTTTTAATATATTCAGGACTTAGGCCAAAAAAACTCCGCATTGAGCGGAACCTCCACAACACCATCATGATCACACTCTTCACATTCAAAACTGCAAGAAAGATCAACATCGGGAACAATTTTGCCATATGCAGCTCTAAGATAACGACTATCTAAAGCGGACATTGAAGCAATATAGGATTTTACATATTCCCTATCAGAATTGCCGTTAACAGAATAAATCATTTTTTCGTATTGTTTTGTGATCATTCCAAGATTTTTCTTCTTTGCCTTTTTATTTAGAGTATTATCTTTTAATAATCTCAATTCTAGTTTTGTTTTTGTCCTGGGGATGGGCAACATTATTATTTGACGATCATAATCCACCTCAGCATCAAATTCTTCTAAGTATGACTCATAATCGTTATTTTGTATTTCTTCTAAATCAAACATATGTGTCTGTTTTTTATTACAAGAGGGACAAGCAAACTGTGTTTCATATTCGGAACCATATCCATGTATACGACAAGCCACTGTCAGAGCGTTTTTATCGCCTATAAGCATGTCCCTTATTCTCATTTTTGGTTCAACGAGTACCGATTGTAAAAGTCTATCAATGGCGGTACCGTTCTTGAGAAAACTTTGATTAATAAGAATATCTTCTTCTTTTGTAGTCATATGTCTAATCTCAACGGTCTTTCTTTCGTGAAGAGGGTGTCCTTCCTCGTAAAAAAGCCCTTTACTCGGCAATTCAACGAGTTCCGTTGGAACAATAAATTGCATTACTTGAGTTGTAGGTGGAACATCTGTATTTGGCTGGAGGTTGTCAGTTGGTTCTTCCAGGCCTAATCTATCTTGATTATTTCTCATCTTTCCTCCGAAAGTCTTATATATTATATATAATAATTATTAATATTTTTAATTTTAATTACTTCGACTGGGCGGGCTCAGGTCTCCTCGGGGAGCCGGCGCATCGCCATCAAGGGGGCCTGTTCAGGAACCCGAGCCGCAGCGGGCGCCGCTTCACCGACAGTAAGCCACGCATTAGTAATACCCCAAGTCATCTTAACAAGGCTAAATCCGTCCGAATTATAATCATAATTACTGCCAAACTCTATCTTCTCTATCATAGCGCCAGTAAAGGTCCATTTTTCTGCTAGACCACCAGATGAATTAATGCGGGAAACAGTCAATAGCCATCGCGTATTGTCATCGGTAGAGGTCATCGGCTCCGGTGGGCCGCTGGCGCCATTCTGACTCGAAAGATACGGCTTCGCAATGCGAAGCCATTCGTGCAGTGTGGCGGTGTTGTTATATGATTCTGAGGCGAAATCATAAGCCTCCATAGTAATAGATTCCCAGCCAACTTCGCCCGGTACCATCATTGGCAGTCCTTGCACGTTGTTATTGAAAATTGGCGTAACTTTCTGTTTGTATTGTGGAGCAGTAAAAGAACGCATCGTCCATTGCGGGATTTTATAAGTTTCACCCTTCAATATAGACTCAGCTTGGCCAACCCAACGATAGTCTCTTTTAGGTTCTGTGTTGACTGAGTTCCAAAATGTCATATTTTACCAATTGATTGTTATGATTTTAGCGATACAAAATCGTTAACCGCCGTGCTCGTATGACCTAATTGCGCATGATCATATGATATTGTTAATGTATAATTGACAATATCATCAGTGTCATAACTAAGTTCCCCAAAATCCACTCCTATTACAAAAGGATTAACGAGATTCCATGTTTCTATCGCTGCACCGGTGGCATTAATCTGTTGTATTCTCACGCCGCCAAGTGCCGCTTGAGCTGAGGCTTTTGAAACAGTTACCATTACATCTGGGGTATTTGATAACGGACTATTATAGCCAGAAGCTTGTAATATATTCATCATAATAGCGCTAGCATCTGGTGTGGCTGGATCAATAATAGTGACAGTAACATCTTCCCATTTCATTCGACCAGGATATTTAAAAGTGTGTCCAATATATTTAACCTCTTGAGCGCCATCCATAGTAAAGTTTGGCTTTTTAACTGATTTTATATAATAAGAAGCCAAATTTGTCGCGGCGCCCCCTAAAGTCATCACAAACCTAAAAGCCCTTTTAGGCTCTACTGTAACGTCGTTCCAAAATGTCATTTACTGAATCTCCTTATATCTCACCTATAAATAGTCTATCGTTTTATTAATCCTCGAATGAAGCGCCAGAATCTGTAATCACAAAATCAATCGCAATGAACTCAATCGCTCGCGCAGGCTTAA